TACTTCAATCTTTGCTGAATGCCAAAAATCAGCCTTAATAATGTTCGTGCAGAACTTTGCAAAAGATCGCTTTCGTTTTTCGTTAAAGAATTTTGGGATGTAGTCATACAAGATCCGATTGTATGGAACTGGCATATGGATGCCGTTTGTGATGAGGTGCAAACCGTTTATGAACGCGTGTTTTTAAGGTTGCCTAAACTATATGATTTAATTATAAACATTCCGCCGGGCACATCAAAAAGCACTATAGCAACGGTTATGGCTCCTATATGGAGTTGGACGCGGGATGCAGCTTTAAGGCATATCACGGCAAGTTATTCAGATAGCCTTAGCACTGAACACGCCGTTAAATCGCGGGATATATTGCGAAGCGATAAGTTTAGATTGTTATTCCCTGATATTGAGATAAAGAAAGATGAGGACAATAAAACAAACTATAAAACTACAAAAGGCGGCCAGCGATTCGCAACTTCAATAACGGGAACCATTACCGGCACACATGCACATATACAAACAATAGACGATCCGCTTAATCCAAAACAGGCTGCAAGTAAGGCAGAATTAGAAACGGCAAATGATTTTTTCTCTCATACGCTTTCAACGCGCAAGGTTGATAAAGAAGTAACGCCGATGATTCTTATTATGCAACGCCTGGCAGTCAATGATCCAACAGGATATTTACTTAGCAAGGGGAAAGACAACATCAGAAAGGTTTGCTTACCTGCAACTTTAAGCAAAGAAGTTTCCCCGAATGAATATAAAGATAAATACATTGACGGCTTGCTTGATCCGGTGCGATTAAACAAATCCATATTAAAGGAAATGAAGATTGATCTTGGCAGTGCAGGATTTGCCGGACAAATGGATCAGCAGCCGGTGCCTCCGGGCGGATTAATTCTTAAAGAGGATTGGTTTGAGATAGTTGATAAGGCAATACCTAAAATGGCAGTTATAAACTTTCAACTTGATACGGCTTATACTAAAGATCAGGAAAATGATCCTACGGCAATAGTTGGGTATTATAAAGAAGATAATGACGTATATATTACGGTTGCCGAAAGTAATTGGTTTGAATTTCCTGCTTTAATAAAATGGCTCCCTTCATTTGTAAGAAACAATAACTATAACGATCAATCTATGGTTAGGATTGAACCAAAGGCAAGCGGATTAAGCACTGTTCAACAATTAAAACAGGACACTAATTTAAACGTAATAGAAAGCGCTAATCCAGAAAGGGATAAGATAACCAGGTGCAATAATGCTTCGCCAAAGGTTGAGGCGGGCCGGGTTAAATTACATCGCGGGCACTGGAACAAGGCTTTTATAGATCAATGTTGTTCATTTCCAAAAGGGCAGCATGACGATGAATTGGATTGCCTGACTGAGATAATAAGGAATGAATTATTGCAGCCTGCTTACTCATGGTACGCAGTGGACTTATAAAAAGCGCAACCAAATATTAACCTGATTGCGCCCTAACCATAAACAATACGCCATACCAAAAGCCTTTGCAAGTTAGTTACTTTGGCATAAAAATAGTTTTATAGTAAATTAATTAAAATATATTTGTTATGGCAAAGGTTATAAAAAAAACAGACAGCGCTTTAACGGTTAAGCCAAAAGCGGGCGCTCATACAGTAAACACGGCTAAAATACCGGTGGTAAAAGAAAGAGAAGCAACGCACACAACAGCGCCGTTAGATATTAGTGAAGGCGAAAGGATGGCAGCCGAAGAGATGGCGAAAATTGAACAAAAAGAGGGCTAAGGTCGGCAAAGATTTAAACGCTCTCAATACATATTAAATATGGCAACAATTTGGGAGCGTTTATTTCGCAGCGGCACCGCAGCACAGGTCAATCAAATTGCTTCTGAAGTTGAGCAAATGAGGTCAACGGCGGCAAACCTGCAACAGCAAAACAACATTCTCAATTCTCTTTTATCCATACAATTCAGGCAGCAGGGCGGCTTCACGCGCTTTGATACTGTTAACCAAATAGACTTTATCCGCAATGGCTATAATATCAATGCAGATATTTACGCCGTCATTAGCGATATTGCTTCAAAGGGTGCATCTATCCCTTTGGCGTGTTATGAGGTGATAGATGATAAGGCGCTAAAGAACTACAATGCGGCCCGCAAACAAAGGGCAACGGATGAAAATCTTATCCTGATTAAGCAGTTAAAGACAAAGGCATTAAGGCAGGTTGAGTATGATAACCCGATTCAAACATTAATTGATTCGCCAAACGCTGAAGATAACCCCACAAACTTTTATGAAACTTCAATCGGCTTCACCTGCATAACGGGTAATAACTATTGGTATGCACCGGCTTTGGATAAAGGAGCAGACACGGGTAAAGTGATTGAGTTACGCATAATGCCATCCCAGTTTACCGGCCTGGTTATTACTAACACCTTTCCGGCAAGAGTAATCGGTTATGAATTAATAGTGGACGGCGTAAGGCTTATGCAAAGCGCTGAAGTTATACACATGAGGTTTCCCAATTATGATTATTCGGTGGACGGGCAGCAGCTTTACGGATTAAGCCCATTAAAGGCAGGCTTTAACCTGTTAAATCTTAGTAACGCTATTGAGACAACACAGATAAGCTCATTCAACAACGGCGGCCCTGCTGTTCTTATTACCAATAAATCTGTTTCGCCTGATGACAGGGCTATTGAGCAGATGGGCAGGATTAAGAAAAGCTGGAACGATGAATATTCAGGCCCTACCAATAAGAACAAGTATAAGCTGATGGCGGGCGATGTAAACGCAATCCCGCTCGGACTTTCACCCGTTGATATGGACGTTATCAGCGCCGATGAGCGCGTACTTGATAAGATTTGTAACCTTTACCATATCAGCTCAATAATGTTTAACAATCATTCCGCCTCAACTGAAAGCAATGTAAAGGAAATGATACGGGATAGCTGGACGCGCGGCATATTGCCATTAAGGAAAATGCACTGTGATTCGTTTAACCGCTCCATTGTGCCTGCTTACAACGTGAAGGGTAAACGCTACTTTGTTGATATGGATTTGAGCGGCATAGCTGACCTACAACCTGATAAGGCAACGCAGGCAACCTGGCTTTCTACTTCGTGGTGGATTCCGCCAAATGAGAAGCGCAAGATTCAGGATATTGACGAAATAGAGGATGAGAACATGAATAAGATTTACATCCCTTCAAACCTTGTGCCGTTGGATGACGTGAATATAAGTATTGACAATATCCCTAATGCGCCAAACAATGACGTTAATTTAAATCCTGATGACAACAATCCAAATCCTTGACAAGGTGTTGCCCTTCCCCGCAGGTTGTTGCGGCAATAAGCGCTGGGAGTTAAAGCGCAAGGCGTTTGAAATGTGGATATTGCAGCACAGGGAAATGAGCGATGAAATGATTATTGAACGGCTAAAAAAGATGTTATGACACCGCGCGAACAACATAGCAAATTCAGCATCTTTCAACAAAAGATTGAACACAAGTATTTGCCGCAGGTGAGTAAAGTTATTGTGGATGAGGTGAACAGGTTTATTGCAACGGGTATCAATCCCGCCAATGTGATGCACATTAATTTAAACGCTCTTTATCCTGTCTTAAACAATATGTATTATCAATGCGGATATGGATACGGCTGGAGCGTTTACAGGCAGTTTGCAACAGTTAAAAGTGCAGGCGTTGAAACAATGCAGCATAAGGGAATGAAGGCAGCGCCGATAGATCCGCCTGTTACGCCGCAAACATTAGCCGATGAGGTTATGCGCATACTCAGGTTATCATTAGCTATTAATGTAAACGGCATGGCTCAATCATTGAAAGACTCGATTTTAGATGTTATTCAGCAAGGCTATATAAATGGCTGGGGCTATGAGAAAACGGCGCAAATGGTAGCAGGGCAGGCAGGCTTATTCAGGGCGCGCAGGATAGTAAGAACAGAGAGTGTTAAGGCTTCCAACCTTAGCGGGATGACGGGCGCAAAGTCAACGGGGCTATTAATGGATAAGCGTTGGATAAGCGCAAGGGATAACAGAGTAAGAGGTAATCCGGGCGGCAAATATCCGAATGCGGAATTTGACCACTGGAATATTAACGGCACTGTAATTGGCATGGATAGACCATTTACGGAAACGGGCGAACCGATGCAATTCCCTGGTGATCCTAACGGCGCTGCCGGTGATGTGATTAACTGTAGGTGCAGCCTTGGCTACATTCCTAAACGGGATGCTAACGGAAGGGCAATAAGGATTGCGCCAGGATTCTTTTCACAAAGGACAACACAAATGTATCCGATATAAAAAAGCCCCGTGTATAAGCACAGGGCGTTGTACCAAAATCCGCTAACCATTGAAGAATTACAAACCAAAATCGCACAGCAAAAATATAAATTTATATTGCTATGCAACAAAATAAAAAAAGCCCTCAATATTTAATTGCCGCCCTTAAAGATGCTGATACAAAGAAAGGCATAGTAACCGGCTATCTTGCTTCCTTTGGCAACCTGGACGCGGACAATGATATTATCATGCCGGGAGCGTTCAGTAAAACACTTTTAGAAATGGGGCCGCAATCCGCAAAGCCGCGTATTAAATACCTTTTAGACCATGACACAACGAAAGGGCTTGGCGTGTTTAACGTGTTAAAAGAAGATGTAAAAGGGCTTTACTATGAGGCGCAGGTAGGAACGCACAATTTAGGGCAGGACTTCTTAAAGATGGTTGACAGCGGGCTTATAACTGAGCATTCAATAGGCTACAATGTGGTAAAGAAAACTATAAGCAACCCTGAATCCGATTGGCGCGACCAACAAACGCAATTAAACGAATTGAAGTTATTTGAAGGTTCTGCTTTGCAGTGCTGGGGCGCGAATTGTGAAACACCTTTAACGGGCGTGAAAGCGCAGAAGTATGCAGAACAAAGGCTGCCGAACTTAATTAAGGCATTAAAGAACGGAACCTTTACAGAAAACACTTTTGAGTATTTAGAGAAAGAATTAATATTTTTGCAACAGGCAATCAAATCTGATTACGGAACCACTGAGCCGGAACTTAAAGAAGAAGCTACTCAGCCGAACGATGAAAGTAAGATGCTTAATGTTTTAACGCTGATGAACGCGAATATGGAAATGCGTTTAAAGGCTATTCATTAACACTTTAAATTTTTATCACATGGCTGATACATTAGAACTCAAAGAGCTGGAAAAAATCAACGGCAACTTTGAGAAAGCTGCTTCAAAAGCAGATGAGGCATTAACTGCCACAAAAACCATAGGCACTAAGCAGGCTGAAATGGTTACACAACTTACAGAACTTAACAGCAATTTTACTAAGGCTGAAGATTGGCGCAAAGAATACGATGAAGCCAATAAGAAAAATCAGGATGCACTCAATTCAATGATTGTTGAAATGAAAACAATCCGTGAAGGCGGTGGATTGCAGGTTGTAGATGGCTCCGGCCCTGCATTCAATACAGCACTTGCCAAAGCCTTAAAGGATAATAAAGGCGAAATTCTTAAAGTAACAAAAGGGCGCGGCTTCCAAATGGATCTGAGCGAAGGCACTGGGCTTTATAATAAAGCTGCTTCCAATATGACAACTGCAGGCAATCTTACCGGCTCGCCTGTCATTAGTTACTTACCTACGCCGGTGATCTTACCGCGCCAGGCTATCAATGTTCGTGATTTAGTTCCTGCTGTTCAGACAGCAACAGGGCTTATTACGCTATTCCGTGAAAATGGTTTAACCTCACCGCAGGAAGGTGCAATTGCCGCACAGACAACACAGGGAGCGTTAAAAGAGCAAATCGGTTATGACTTTACAAATGTTCAGTTCACAGCAGAGTATATTTCCGGCTTTGTACGTATAAGCAAACAGATGCTGCAGGATTTACCTTTCCTTCAGTCTTATTTGCCGCAAATGTTGTTACGCGATTATTACAAACGTGAAAATGCAATCTTTGTAGCAGCTTTGATTAATGCCGCATTGGGCACAAATAGCGCCGGCGGTAATGATGCTGAAACATTCATTAATGATATTGCATTATTGGAAACAAACAACTTCACGGTAAACGGTATTGTTACTACTCCAACAGTTTGG